CCCAATACACCAATAGCCATTGCAAGCACTATGAAAATAATTGAAGTTTTACGCATGAGCACGCCATAAAATGCCAATGACATCCCGATACATAGAATTATCAGAACTGGCCACATGCTGAGTAAAAGTAATAAGTAAGCCTCAATATCGCTGTGAATAGTCATTTTTACCCCGAAAGAATCCGAAAACCTAACCTTCCATAGATCTTACACTTCATCATATGAGATCATGTAACTGCCCCTGATGTAATTCGGACATTATCACAGACACTCAGTGAAAGCCTGTTGTAATGCCATCAGCCGTTTTGCTTAGCATCAAACCGCGCCAGGGTCTCGGTAACAACCTTTCCTCTTCCAAAATTAGCTTTAGTCATTTGTTGCCATATCCCTCGCACAAAAAGCAAGTAACCACAGGGCAAGGAAGGTTATAAAGTGAGCTATCCCCTGTCCTATAGTGTATGGTTAGCAATCACTCACTAAGGATAAACTCCATGTCGACGCTCAAAGACAAGATACGTACACTCAGACCTTTAAAAAGCACCTGCCCTCACTGCTCTCGCCAGTCAACATACACACTATCGAGAATAAAAAATGATGTAACGTTAATCTGTCCCTACTGCGGAAACATTTTCCTTCCCTCTGAAAGTAAACCTATTAAGTAACTGATTAACTGTTCTCCTGAAGCTTGATCGGCACTTAGGCTTCAGTTCAGGTAAACGAAACTACTGTCCACTTTCAAGATTTAAACCGGCACTCTCTATACGGTGTGGAGAACATTATCGAGCCAACTCGCAAGGTGGCTCTGTAATGCCCTACTCAGCCGGGATGATATCGATGAAATACTCTTTACCCTGCTCAAACTGTTCTGCCGCTGCGGGGTTAGAGATGACCATCTGCAGTTGACCGCTAGGGGTATACTTCGACCAAGTTTCGTTCTCCGCACTGCCGGTCGTTACCGCCATCATATTAACGACAGCAGTAGAGTTGTCTGGCGATTTATTGATGCTGTTACATTGAAATTTTGCACGTACAGTCATTGGAACTCCTCGGTTAGTAAAAAGCCCCGCTATTGCGAGGCGATTCTTGTAGCGGCTCTTATCTCAGCGCAGCCCCTTACTGCGTGCTGGATACTCAGTTGAGTGGGCCAGCATAGAGATATATGGACTGGCTGCTAGCCAGTCCGGCCTCTCCGGTAGTCGACAGAGCCATATCGACAGGAGAATGAAGAGTGGAAGCATGGTCACCTCAGGCACTGCGTGCGGATGTATTCCTGCAGGTAGCTCACTTGCCCTGTGATGGTGGCGATTCCGGCTCGGAGACTCCAATAATCTCGCTCAGCGGAGTCAGTAAGTCGGGGGCTGGAAGCATCGCCCACGCTGCCGGCGACGGTCGCTCCGTTCGCGGGACATTTTGCGGTGAGCTGCAACCTGCGCTTGCCAGAATCGACATCCCTACGCAAATCGCTAATGGTGTTTTGCGCATCGGCTAATTCCTTCGTGTATTTGGCATCCAGTGCAGCTACATCGCGCTGACGGGTCTGCATGTCGGTGATGGTGGCGTTTGCCAGGCTGAGTTGCTCAGTCGCTTTATCACGCTGCCTTTTGAACTCGGTGGCGTTGTTGTGGTAGTGACTGGCCAGCCAGGCGATACTGACTATCAGGCAGATCACCACGGCGCTGATAACGGCTCCTAATCGGCTCATTTCTGCCCCCACAGACAAACTTCGCGCTCTATCTCGCGCCTTGAGATGAGACCTTTCCACTGCTTACCGCCGGAATATGTCCAGCGCTGCAATTCCTTACAGGCTCCAGGAGCATCTCCAGAATTCAGTTTTTTCAGCAGCGTGGATTTGCTGAATGCGCCAGCGCCCACGTTATAGGTGAATGAATACAGTGCCGCCCGAGTAGTGTCGGGGATACTGACCTTAATCAGCGGATCGATGGCTGTTGCTACCTTGCGCAGATCTGATTTCAGCAGGGCGTCACATTCTTTATCGGTGTACCGGTGACCCCGGCGAATGTCGGAGCCGGTGTGTCCATCGCATACAGTCCATATGTCAACGACGTCCTGGTATGCGTAATAACGGCGACCTTCCAGACCATCAGCGTTACCCAGCATTACAGAAGCGATGGCTATAGCGCCAGAACCGCCAGCAATTGCGCCAACCAGTTTATTCCTGAGCGTCGGATTCATCTCGACTCCTGTTGCGCCGGTTATCCTCGCGGATTTTGAAGTAAAGATTCGTCAGATATGTCAGAACGGCAATGATAATGCCCACCAGTACACCGATAGCGTTCCACTGCTCGGGGCTGTAAGCATTTAACATGCCGTTTAAGATGCTCCCGGCTGAGGCGCCATAGGCTGCACCCGTGGTTATTTTTTCCATGCGATGCATACTCTCACCTCGCGTTATTAGCGGGTGCTGTGTGTTTAAATTGGGTCAGGCTTCACAGGCTGGATTTATCAACAAAGCACAAGGTGAGTGATTCCCATGAGCCTGAAATGAAAAGCCCCGGCGAATGCCGAGGCTTGTTTGATTTGACTTTCTGCAATACAACGATTGATAGGGTTACTAATGCAATGCAGATCGCGAATACACCAGTTGTATCACCGGAAAGCAAAAAACCCGTCGAGTCAGGGTTTCGATGATTAAGCTGTGTGTCGAAGTGACCACTCTTAACAGATTAAGATAGTTTTTGCGGACCGCGTTAATGATTTTTTAGCAAATTAATAGTAATTTTAGGGGCATGCCTCTTGATTTGAATGGAACAGCAATGACTACAGAAGAACAAAAGAAGACTCGTAGAGTCCGGGTGGGCTTTTTTACTGGAAATGGAAGCAAAAAAGACGGCTCATCAGTCGCGAAGCTCGCTTTCGAGCAAATGCTTGGAACTACTGCTACCTCGTTTCCTTATGTTCATACAGCAGAAACCCAGAACCGTGGACTAAAGCTTGTAATTCTTGATAAAGATGACAATCAGCATAGCTATTTTGGTTATATATCTTGGAGAAGGGACTGCCTCCTGCCCTTCATTGAAGATGGTCTAACTGGTAGTGAAAGAACTATCCCTTTAAGCGACAAAGACTCTGTAGTTGAGAGGACATACTTTATTTATCACTATGAAACCGATCTATTGGTAATGACACTTAATCATTTAGGCCCTAAAGTAAATGACTTGTCTTTCATTCTTTACAACAAAACTCAGATGCAGAACATACGATTCGAAGCGATTTGGAAGCAAGAAAGCATGAAAGACCTTCTTGAAGATGGCAACATCTTAAGAAGCTTTGACTTAACTGTTGCTGCCCCAAGAAACTTCAACAAATCCAACTATCACTTCAAGCATGAATTGACTAAAGATATAGTCGATATGGTTGTTGGTATGGGAGGTTCCCATCTTCGGTTGAACATGCGCGGACGTATTCGCCCTAAGAAAGCTGGCTTCAACTACTTAAAAACTTGTGTGACAGATGCAATCAAAGAGCTAATCGAACTGTTTCCCAAGGGTTCAGGTGGTTTACAAATCAAAAAAATTGACGTTACAGAGCCTTCAAATACAACCCCTACAAGCTTGCTCGATCAGGTACTCATAGGCACCCGAACCATTATAGTTAAAAGCGGTTATCCGTCTGATTCTGATATCAGAATAGCCATGACATCTGCTAAAATTGAAAATTCAGCTTACCTTGCTCAGTTTGAGCTTGCAGTAAGATCATAAAATTGCCAAGGAGGTTACAATGAGAGTGTTTATGACTCTGCTTTGGAAACTTGTCCTCCTTCTCGCCATCGCTTATGGAGCTTCATTGGTTTTTAAACCTATGAAGCATGCTGATGTATTGACTACAGCTGGGGTGTTGTCGACTGTTTCAGGAATCCTGTTCGGTTTTGTTCTCGCTGCGATCTCGATTTTTAGTAGTGCAAAAAGCGACGAAGAGGGAGCTATAAATGCGCTCAAAAGGAATAACATTCTTCCATTGATAATCAAGCGGTTACTATCAACAGGTGCAACATTGATTATTGCCTGTTTTTTCCCCTTGATAGCAATGTTTCTACCAGATGATCTGCTTGTAAAAGGTAACCCTATTGACTATGTGTTTATTTTACTAGGTCTTTCATCATTAATGATTTCTTTGTTCACCTTTTCAAGGTGTTGGTATGCACTTCGTAACATTTTCCCGCATTTGTAACATAGGCTCTTGAAAGAGCCTATGTACACAGCATCTATAAGTAATCCATCTCAAGTTTAACATCTAACATACTCAGACAGCCGTCGATAAAACCCTCTGCCATCTGGATCTCAAT